TTCTAATAGTAAATTATCTCTAAAATCATTATAAGCAACTGTTATACTACCATCGTGTCCCTGAAGAACATTAACTGGAGTTTGATAGGTATTATCTAAAAATATACTAGGAACATATGCAGGATATAATCCTAGCTTAGTTGGTGTTGGAGGTACGTAACTTCCGTTAGTTGTTTCGTACTCGTAAATGTCAAGTAAGTCGCCTTTAATTTTAGTTGCGGTAACTGAACAAAAACCTTCGCTATTAAATGTATAATCTTTATTATGAATTAACTGAATGCCGTTTAAATAAACTTGTACTGCATCTCTACTTGGTGTTGTTAACGTAAACACCTTTGAAAGTGCAAAGTACTGTTGTGCATTATCATCTACTTCATGTGTAGTTCTTTTTACTGATCCTTGAGGAACCATATCGGAAAAATAAAACGGCATGGAGTTTATTTTATCTTTAGAAATTTCTGCTAACACTCTATCAACGTGTTCTTTAACAGGACCTTCCCAACCTAATTCATCAGCAACTTGTAAAAACAACCTTTTAAACTTGCCGTATTCTCTTCTTGCAAATCTCATTGAAGATATTAAATTTGAACTCTCATCTAGCACACTATACATTGCTAAGTTTAATGGAGAACTATGTTTAACAAATCTATTGCCAAACCGTGTTACATTTCCTACATCTCGTAAATTGCTTATTCCTGGAAATTTTCCTGTAAAGGTTGTTAAGTCTTCAACAATACTAGATACGTGATTGTTTACTTCGCCTAATGTAAATTCACCAATATTGTTGTTTAATGGATTCCGTTCTAAGTTACTTGGAAAATCATAATATCCGTTGTCATTTTTAACTGCTGACGATGTTGTTTTAATTATAACATTATCGCCATCGGTTAATCCAGTTAACGAAGTAAATGCTGGTTTTAAAAATGTAACTGTTGTTAAGTTATTAGCAGATCTTCCTAATGTATAATCAACGTCTTTAAATTTTAAAATATTGTTTAACAGCACAACAACAGATAAATCTGCTAATGAAGCACTATTTTCATAAACATCAACATCAAACACTGACGCAGTATTATCAAATAGATATTTTCTTATAACAGGTTGAGTGCTTTCTGTAGGAGCCTTTATCCAAGCGTTTACATTTTCATAAGTAGTCCTATTTGAATATCGTTGAAGAAATCCAACGTCTGTATTTTTATAATATAGGTTACTATTACTTTGGTACTCAAATAACTCGTTTAGTAGATTAAAATTAAACGTAATATCACCAACGTTTGTTATTGTTCTATAAGATAAAACAATACCAACTTCAGCATCTGCTGTTCCAATAGTTCCTTCTTTATAACTAAAAAGTTTATTACCTGTAAAAGTTGACGAATCATAAGTTGTTGTATTACTATAACTAACATTATTTTCATCAACTAAATCAAATAGTGGTGCTTGATTTACTTTAGTTTTTGTTTGTGCTGTTTTCCAACTAGTTCCATTATAATAATACATAAGTCCTTTATATGTATTACCTTGTGTAATTAATACAACTTCATCAGTTAATGGTTTTGAATCAGTTACCTCAATTAACGAAATTTGTTTAATAGTTTGATCAATTTCAATTTCAGGACCATCGAATTTAAAAAACTTAACTTCAAATATTCTTCCTGTAACTAAAACATCAGGGTCAGCTGTAAATAGTATTCTCATACCATCAATTAAATCTACACCATCAATGTTATATCCTGCACTTCCTTCAATTGTAGAAAATACATCAGTTGTGTGAGTATCTAAAAGATTAACGTTTGCTTTAGTAGCAGTACCAAAGTTAAACAACTTTAATCCAGATTCAAATTCAATAATTGGTCGTTTGGCTCTTGCTGATTCGTCTACACTTACTGGTTGATTATTTAATAATGCACTCTGTTCTATAACAGACTTATGGAACCATCTATTATACCTACTCCATAGATTTCCGTCTTTTGCTGAACGATTGATCAGCATATAATCTCTTATAGTAGGATAACCAATTGCTGTATCAAAAGGCTGTCTATCAAATCCTTGTACGTCAAAGTTAATATCTAAATTATTAACAAACGCACTAGGAACTGTTAATTCATCTTCTTTAATTAAAACAATCTTATCGCCAACACCTTCAACATAATATTCACCTAATGCATATTTTGTAGGTGTTACTTCTCCAATAAAAGTAATTTTCATTCCATTAGATAAATTAAACCCTGTTCCAGTAGTATATGATTTCTTTCCTAATATTTCTGCATCAATATCAATTGCTGATGATTCTTCTATATTAGCAACTTTTATTAATCCAGCTGCTTCAATGTCGTTATCAGCAACATAATATAATACATTTGGGGTACTTGCAGTAGGAGTAAATGTTATTGTACCTTCTTCAGTTCCTTGATTGTCAATTGACTGGTCATCTGGCAATAAAAAAGTATCATCTAAGTCGCGTTTTGTTCTAATTGTAAACGGTAATCCTGGAGTATTAATATCAAACTTATATGTAATACCTCTAAATAATTTAATAGTTGGATTTTGCGAAAGACCGTCAGGCGAAAATACATAACCAAAGTTATCGTCATTATCTGCAATTCCAACTGTGTACGTGCTTATTACCTCAGTTGTTTGTCCTGCTACATTAACTGTTTGCGGGCCGCTTGGTAACCAATAATATTCTCTAAAATTAACAAATTTATCCCATTCAATATGAGGATTCCAAGCGTAATATTCTTGCTTATTAGTAATACTGTGATCTTTAATTTGTGGATTAAGACCAGTTAGTTGATTCATGTAATCATTATAATCTTTATAAAATGTTACAGTATCTAAATCATCTTTAATAACTGCCGCTGGTTCAAATTGATAATTTTGTCTGCTAGTAGAAACATCACCAATATAGTTGTCATCTTTTTTAAATGACGTAGCGGTCTCCCTTCCAAAATATCCGTTTAATTTTTCAGCAGTGCCGGGCTGTATTAATTGATCTAATGTACTAGATAAAAATTTACTATTAGGAACTGTCCTAAAATACCTAGGTAGATGTTCTTCGCTTTTTCGTTTAGCGTTAGGATCTCCGTTGCCACTATTTTGATTATTATCAAATGCCATTTAAATTCTTCCCTTAGAACTATACACTTTGTATACCAGAGGAAACTGTTACACTGGAAGTAACAACTTCGCCTCCTGAGGCTTTTAACCTGTTTGCTGTTATAGCATCTATAACTTCAATGTTATTAACTGTTGCTCCGCTAATAAAAATTTCATCACTCTCTGATTTAATTTCAAATAAGCTACCAAACACTTGCTCTGATTGATTTGGAACAATTAAGAATGTTACTAGGTCCGGTGTAAGTTCAGACATTACGTAGTTTGCCATTTCTGAAAAGAAGAATTTATCACCAAAGTCCCAATTTTCTAGTGCAAAATATTCATTAATTGCTGCAATAATTCTTGACTTAATGTCATTATCATTAAGAACAAGATCTGGATTCTTTACTACTTTAAATGTTGCTTGCAAGTCAATTGATGCCTTTGATCCGAACAGTACTTTGTACTTAACCGGATGATAAATTATCTCGTCACTTAGTGATTTAATTTTAGCCAATTCTGCATTATACGAAAGCGATAGTGCATCTGAGCTTGCTGGTAACGGTAACTTTCCAGTGCCGTTTAAAAATGCTCTATAATCTGTATCATAACTCTTAGTTAAAATATATGTATCAATTATGTTACTTGCACTTGGATCAATTCTAGAACTATCATCAGCACCGTGTACATAATGGAACGTAATTTCATCTCTACCAACCCTTGCTCTATAATCAGTAGATTGAGTTAATACTCCTGTTGTACTATTGTATGTTTTAAATACATCAGCTATAGTAAAATAAAATAGTTGTCCATTAGTATATGTGCTGAGTGCCGCTAGTGCTGATTCAGAACCTAATACTAGTATAGATAATGAAGCGGAGTTAACAAAATTAAAATCTTCAACTCCGTCAGTAGTAGTAAATTTTTGTTGGAATATATATTTTGTTAACGGATTAGTTGTTTCGTTAACTATTGTATCAAATATATCTGGGTCATCAACTACGCCGTCGTCATCGGTATCAAAGAAAGAAACTTCAATTTTTTTACTATCAACATATCCTTCGCCGTCTCTATATTCTTCAGTAAGTTCCCAATCATAATCAACAGTAAACGGTGACGCACTATCGGGCTGTGTATTAATATTTAATACACTAATTTTATCTTTAACAATCTTGCCTGTTAAATTGTTATAAATCTTATCTGTAGAATCAAAGTAAAAACGGATTTCTTGATCGCTTTCAAAAATGTATCGCATACCTCGATATTTAATTGTGTATGTTTCGCCGTTTGTTTCAAAAATTAATAACCAACTTGCATCTAATTGCTGGTTTGAAATATCTCCAGTTTTACCTATACTAAATATTCCAGCAGTGTTTAAATTGTTTTCTGTAATAATTCTCCAAGACTGTGTATCTGTACTATACCTTAATCCAAACGTCTTGTATGCAAAAACTTGATCAATTAATTGTGTTGCAACATCAGTTGCTAATGTTGATGCAAGTCCTGGCCTAATCTCTGCTAGTCTAGATCCTGTTGGAATAATATCATTTAACGATACTGGGCCAGCTCCTGTTGCTGCAACTACTGTTCCATCGCCTGTTACTGTTGCTATTTTAACCCATGCATAATCAACAACACCTTTTTTACCAGTGAAGTTTATTGCAGAAACTAGTTCAGTATTAAGAAAGCTCTTTCCAACTGGTGGTAAAAACTTAACTAGTGTACCAGGAACTATCAATTTTAACAATGAAGATGTAAACGCTCCTAATTGTGAAGTTATGTTTGCTGAGTTTTTAAAGAATCCAGTACTTAAATTTGTAGCTTTTGTTTCCTGTGTCCAAGTTACTCCTAAATCAATTGTGGAAATTTTAGGAAAATTATTATAATAATAATTTCTTACTTTCTTATTTCTTAAAATAGGCTGTATAGTATTAAGAATTGCTCCTTCTATATCAGTTTTTGTAGTAAAAGTAAAGGATGTTTTTGGTATTAAGTTTTCTTTAAATAATACACCGTCAGTTCCGTATAAACTAGTTTTACTATATTTTCCTGTAGCATCTATTAAATCAAAATATCTAGAAATACCGCTAGATGTTCTGTTAATTGATTTTACTTTAATAATTTCTTGACTAACTCCTAATGGTGCTATTTGATAATCTTCAGCAGTTACCATTCTATTTTGAGTATAATACGTTGAGGGTGCATTTTGTTTAATGCTTGCATTTGTTTCGCTAGTTGTTGAGTTATCAACAGTATATTTTAGTTCGTATGTAATTGTTAGCGTTTCAACTTTTTCTGCAGATGACAAATAAGGAATTGAAACTGTTACTCCTCGTAAATCATCTGGAGTAATAATAACTCTTTCGTTTTTGCTTACTCTATAAAATACACGGAAACTTCCTTTAGGTAAATTTCCAAAAGTACCATCTGAGAATATTAAGCTAATTCTATCATCTACTCTAGTTAGTACAGAGTAAATATTTTGTATACTTTTACTTAAACTATTGTATACTACGTTGTTACCTTCAACTGCATCTACTTTGGACCAAAGTTCGTTTTCATTTCCAAAAGAATCTAGTTTGTAAAGCCACACATCGGTATTATTAACATTAGTAGCATCAATAGCAACAACTTGATTAGTACTAGGAGTGTTTATTGTAAATACTCCTTGGTCAATTGATCCTTCACGGAAATGACTAAAAAATCCAGTATTACTACTTGCATTACCTCTTCCGTCATCTCGGAATAAAAACGCAAAGTTATTGCCAGGAAAAGGAGCTTCTTCTTGGATTATTGTATCAACTACATCTGTTGATACAATTTCAAATCTTACTGATCTACCATCAACACTTTTAGAAAAGCTATATACCGGAACTTCTGCATTAGTACTAAGCATCCTATATTGCTCTGTTGGTATTCCGCTAGAAGTATCCTTTTTAATAGGTCTTCCAAATTTTGCATTAACTGGTAAAGTTGCATTAATTACTTTTACAAATTGCTCATACCAGTCCGGATTAGTAGGATCGTTCCATACAATTGTCTGTCTAGATAAGTTTACATTATTTGAATCTATAATATCTTCTGAAGTAGTAATGCTTTCAACTTTTAATAATCCGTTTGCTGGCTGGTTTCGTTTTGGATTGTAGGAAAGTAACCGTGCTAAACGGAGAACTGATTCTCTACGCTCAGCTAATTCTAAATAGTTTTCTCTAGCATTTAAGTCAATACGGAATGCAATGTTTTGCCCCATATAAGCAATTAAATCAATTAATGCAAGGTATTCACTCGATTCAATATAATCATTAAAGTCTTCAGGATAGTTTTCTCGCAAATAATTAATCATTGTACGGCGAAGATTGTCAAAGTCATAACTCTGAAAATCTGCATTACGGAATGACTGATAAACTCGCTTCCAGTCTTCTGCTAATAACAACCTATTTTGTCTATCTGTTGACGACATATTTCATATCCCTTAGTTATAACTATTTATGGCAAATAGTAAAGTGCGTACATTATTCTTACGTCTTTAAAAAGCCTGCATCTTCATCAAATCTCATTCTTAATGTTTCTGAAATATTAAACGTAAGATACGTTAACGTACATTCTATTTGTATTCCTTTTTCATATTGATCAACTAATATACTATCAACATTAATTCTAGGGTCACTATTAATAATTTTTGTAACGTTCTGTGTTATTGCGTCTTTTAACTGCTCTGTTAGTGGTTCAAATAGTGCATCCCATATAATAGTGCCAAATTCAGGGTTACTAAGTTTTTCTCCTTGTCGTATATGAAAATGGTTAATTAAATCCTGTTTAATTAACGATATATCATATAAACTAACTGTACTATTGTCAGGATTTACTGTACTCATTCCTCTATAAGTTGTCTTTGTGTTTACAGATTCTTCCCTATTGTTTCCGGGAACAGTAATTTCTGCATATAGTTTTTTCTCTAATGTGCTCATAACGTATTTACCTTAATTTTAATCACCAACAAACACATCAGGAGATCCTTGAGCTGTTTCTGGATTACAGTGAGGTGGAATAGGACACAAGCTATCTGGGTTTGATCCGTCCGGTGTATGATTTACTACTAATAAATTATTAATAAAAACTTGCTTTGATCCAGCAATTAATGCTCCTGCACCGTGGCTATTTGGATCATTATTAACTGACACTAACAAATTATTAGCATATACTTTATCCTGTCCTGCAACTACTGTCGTTGCTCCACACGATCTAGCATCACTGTGTCTGTGTATAGCTGGCATTACAGGCCCTCTTGTGCTGTTCTGTTACGGGTAAGTCCCCGTTCGACGTCAGTCTTACCATCTCCGCCTATATCAGAACCGCCGCCGCCTGCATTCTTATTTGAATTTTTTGAATCAACTACACATTGTTTCTTCATAGTATCTTCGTCAGCATTTTTCTTTTCTATTGCTTTAGCTGTTTCTGCTACTGTTGTTGATGTTGTACCCGAAGCTGTTGTACCTTTTGGATTTAATACGTTTGTAGACTTTGGGTCTCCTCCACTAGCAACAACAGTACTACTATTACTAGCTAAACTGTCTGTTCTTTCTGGAGTATGTTCTGTTGGATCATAATTCTCATGTCCTGCCCATGGTTCAACCTGCGGTGATCTAAACGGTAAGTTTGCTGTTTCAGCTGTTGCTGCTGATGCAGCAACTGGCCCGTTCATATCAATTTTATCTGCTGTTTCAAGATGGTGCTTACTTTTAAGATTAAGTGATTTTGCTACTGTAATCTTTCCATCATACCCTGCATTAATTTGCCAATCAAATTCACAAGTTTGTCTAATATCGTTACCTGTTTTTAAATCAAAATCTTTTCCAGCTGTTTGTCTAATATCAATTCCAGCTGTAAAGTTAATATCTCGTTCAGCTGAAAAATTAATGTCTCTGTCGGCAGTTACATTATAATCATTTTCCGTATGCACACTTACACTATCCTTTGCATAAATGTCAATTTTTCCGTTAGATGTTAATTCAATCCAAGTTGTTCCTCTTGCATTTCCAATATAAATTAAATCTTCCGAGTTATGCATTAATATTTGATGACCAGTCCTTGTTCTTAAACGGACTAATTCATTTTGTGGTATTGTAGGATCGCCTAATTTTTCTTTCTTTTCAACTGCTGCATAATCTGACTTTGCTGTGCTTGCATTTCCTTTACGTAAAAACGAAGCATCGCCGTCGTCCATAACAAATGACGAGCCGCCTAATCTACTAGAAGGAGTTTGTGTCTGACTTCCTGAATTTCCGTAAGCTATTTTTGGTGCTTTAGGACGCCTATCATATGGGCCTGGTGTACTCATGCCAAATACCATACTTGGTAATTCTCGTCTTGCACTAGATGAAGATAACCCTCTAATATTATCTTCAATTAATCCAGAAGTAGTTAATATACTTTGAAAATCAGTATTAACTGGCTTAATAAATTGTGTTGTGTCATTTCCTTTATGTTTTGGTAACTTTTTATTGTATTCCCCAACAGGAAGATTTTTTGTTTTATCTTTATCGTTATATGTAGTT